TGAAGATGCTTAGATTATTTATTGATATGTTTATTTAAAACGTATTAATATATTTATTTTTATTATGTATAGTGACATACCCACTACAGAACGTATTATTGTTATAGGTGATATTCATGGTGATATCGCAACCTTGTGCTCTTGTTTATATATGACTAATATTATTAACCAAAATTTAGAATGGATCGCAAATCCTCCAAATACAATTGTCGTTCAAATGGGTGATCAAGTAGATAGTCTATCTAGAGATACATCACCTTCTTGGGAAAAGGTTGATGATTGTACTTTATTAAGATTTACTGATAGATTAGATGAAATTGCCAAGGCTAAAGGAGGTCGTTTTATTTCAATTATCGGTAATCATGAAATGATGAATATAACTGGTAATTTTGAATATGTATCTAAATTTAGTATGAATAAATCTGGAGGTCATAATGGACGTATTAATCAGTTTAAACCAGGCGGTGTTTACGCACAAATACTTGCAAAACGACCAATCGTTCAAAAAATAGGTCCATTACTATTCTGTCATGCTGGTTTATTACCACATCATATTAAACTAACTGATAATAGTATTTTACATATTAATCAATTATTTTATAAACTCGCTATGAAAGAGCCTCTTGATGAACATGATAAAATGTTAATTCATCAATTATTTATTGATGAAAATTCTATTTTATGGAACAGAATTTATCTCGAACAAATGAACCAAAACCTTGAAGATATTCTTGATTATGTTTTACATAATACAAAATCAAACTATATGTTTATAGGTCACAATCCACTTCAAAATATAACTCCTTTATACAATTTTAAATTATGGGTTACAGACGTTGGTTTATCAAGAGCATTCTCTAATGACTCTTTAGAAGTATTAGAAATATTAAATGGTGGTGTTTCTTCAGAATTAAATGATTTTAAACCTTTTAGAGTTATAAAAGCAGTTAAAAAATGAGATTTACTTATATTTAGGTTATTATAATGGATCCATTTGAAGAAAAAGTTCAACTATTACTCGAACAAAAAAGAAAAGATGCAATGCTTATTAAAATGATAGTAAACCCTACTACAGAGCTAGAAGTAGATACTGAAGATAATATACGCCTTCCTTTTAGCATTGCTAAAACAGTACAATATCTAAACCAGGATGCTTATCTACAAAAAAGAAAAGCACTTAAAAAACAAAAAGATAATATATAAGAAGACTATGTTGCAGAAATTAGCAACACTCCTTTCTTTTTTCCCAGACATAGAAGTATGGAAGGCAGAAAAAATTCACAAATGTATGTCAGAACTCTTTAATGACTGCACTTTATCATATGAAGATATTGATGATTTTAAAACACAACGACAAGCTTTAAATTACTTACTCAATTTACCTAAAGTCGAACAACGTTCTAAAGAATGGTTTTTATTACGTGAAACTCGTTTGACAGCTAGTGATCTTGCACAGGCAATGAATAAAGGTAAATTTGGAAATCGTTCTGATTTATTGATGAAAAAAGCATTTCCAAGTAGTAAACCATTGGATATGGTTCCGCCATTAAAATGGGGTGTAATGTTTGAAGAAATGGGAATGAGATGTTATCAGCAAGTTAAAAATAATGTTAAAATACATGAATTTGGTTTGATTCTTCATGATACTATTGATTGTTTCGGAGCTTCCCCTGATGGTATTACAGAAACATGTATAATGGTTGAAATGAAATGTCCGTATAGTCGTAAATTTAATGGTGAAATTCCAGAACAATATATTATACAAATTCAAGGTCAATTAGCTACTTGTAAATTAAAAGAATGTGATTACGTAGAATGTTATATGATTGTATACGACCATATTAGTGAATATGAAATGATGATTAAAGAAACTGATAAACATGGTATTATTCTTGAATATACTAAAGATGGTAACTATGTATATGAATATAGTCCACCTAATAAAACAGCTAGTGAATGTATTGAATGGGGACATGAAACATTTCGTCAACTAAAACAAAATACTTCATTATCATTTGTAAAAATGACACCTTGGAAGCTCAATCACATGTTTATTAAGCGTGTTCCTTTTGATAAAGATTTATGGGATAAATGTGTTCCTAAAATTTATGAATTTTGGAATGATACTATGAGTCTTCGTGAAAAAGGACCTCCAAATACACCTATTACACAAAAAACTAATAAAAATACTTTTACATTAAAAAATGTTAAGCCAAAACAAAAATTTGTATTTATACACGATTCTGATGATGAATCATAACTTCTTTTTATAATTAATTTTATATTCTAAAAATTATTCAGAATCCTTTTATTTTAATGCTATTGGTTTCAATACTAATCATATACTCTTTAGTCTTGTGAAAAATAAATTTGGCCTCTCCGAGTCTCGATCTCGGTACCTTAAGATCTTCAGTCTTACGCTCTCCCTGGTGAGCTAAGAGGCCTTTTATGTTTTTATATAAAATAATCTAAATTAAACTTATACAACAACTACTGGAACTGCTTTAACAAAGTGATGTTTTAGGAATTTTTGTAGGTTAAAGTAGGTAACCTCGTCTTTGTCAGAGCTATTTAGAAGCTTTTTGAGGGTGGCATCAGGACGAATGATGCGTTTGTTTTTAGGGTCAGATAGGTTCTTTGCTTTGACGTATTTGTTGATTTCACGAGTCACTTCTGTGCGAGATTTCTCAGTGCCCTTGGCAACACCTAGGAAGACACATAGTTCATCAGAAATTTTAGTGGGTTTGGCAAAGCCGTTTGGTGTAGAACGGGCATTGGCGCGTTTACGTTCAACCTTGTCAGCAGTCTTCTTTAGGCGTTCGTATTCCTTTTTAACTACCTTAAGGCTTAGTTGAACTTCCTTTAGTACGGATACTAGTAGACCCATTTTTTCTTCAAGAAGAAGGAAAGGAGATTCAATAACTTCTTCTTTTACTTCAACTGCTGCAGCTGGTACGGTAGCTGGTTTAGCTGGGGCTGCGGCGGTTGTAGCTTTAGCGGGGGTAGATGTGGAAGCAGATACGGGAGCAGATACGGGTGCTTTTTTGACTGGCATCTTAACTGGGATGTATTAAACTATAATCTTAGCTTTAAATACTTTTCACACTGGAATGCTCTGACTATATAGCTCTAGTAAACACTTTACAATGTTAGTATAAATCTTTAAATCATTTTTTTGAAAATCATCCCATATTGGTAATTTTATATTAATAACACATCTTAAATCTCCTTTTAAAAATAAACCCTGATTTTTTATTACTACATTATTTATATTTAATTTTGGGATTTTAATGATTAAAGGCAACCCATTTAAGTATGTTATTGTTTTTTCACAACCTACAAAATATTCATATAAATTTATATCTATCTCTGTTAATAAATCATACTTATCAAATAAATCATCCAATATAAAAGTATCATGATTTTTTAAAATAAACTCTATATGAATAAATAAAGTCTTCTCCTCTGGTGTAATATATGTGTATAAAAACTGTGGATAGCACCCACAATCTATATTTATAAATACTGGGTCTATTAAGCCTTTTAAAAATAATCTTAGCTTTTTCTCTTTACGCTGATGGACCTCTTCTAATGTTACTTCTAATTTTATAAAATGCTCACTACCTTTCTGTTTTTTATATTCACGAGCAATATGGATTACATTTTTTAATAAATGACTCATATTATTTAACATATCTGGATCATTCATAAAAGTATCCATATAACTCCACATATTTTTCCAATCAGTTTCAGATGTATCTTTCAACTCCACGTCATTTAATAATTTATATGCTACATTGATTTTTTTAAACTCTTCTTCGTGTTTTTTCTTTTCATCTTCGTCTAAATGAGATAACTTATCTGGATGATGTTTTTTTGCTAATTCATAATATCTTTGTTTTATTTCTTCTTTTTTACAAGGACATTTTAACCCCAATATTTCATATGGATCCATAGATTATAAATATACGTTTCTCTTAACTAAATAACCAACGATAAAATCCAGATATCTCACTTAATATATGAAATATCGCAAATTTAGTTGATAAAGAAGCATACCACGTCCATGCGGTATTCCATGATATTCCTCTTGATACTACAAAGAACAATATAGGAACTCCTGGTAAAGCCGCCATCAAAATTAATTCAATTATAAAAATTAATGGCTTCTCTACGATTAACTGTGTATCTCTAACTAACATAGATAAACCTAGTAAATACGCTAACCCCAAAAAGATTATAAATAATAATCCCAATTCAAAAATATAATATTGAAACTCTAAATCCATACTCTAATATACATAAAGAACAAAAACATACATAAATATAATGTCTTGTACTTATTGGAATAAATTTTATAATAATTTTGAATCATTTTTACCTTTTTTACCTCTCCACAAATACACAATTGATTCACTATTTATTGGTGACCTAAATACCCTACCTAATATGCTATTATACGGTCCTAAGGGATTTCCACTCGAGTTACTTATTGAATTTTCACTGTCTAAGCTATTTTCATGTTCTTTTCCAATACAAAAAAGATTTCCTGTATGGAATCAATCATTACCATACATTGAAACTAATTATTACTTTTGTATTGATACAGAACATCCCGAATTTCCAAAAGATATACACTCTTTAACGAATTTTATTAAACATATTGTAAATACAAAATGTATTTACTTGGATAGACATATTATTATATTAAAAAATATCGATATTATCGCTAATAAATATACATGTTATATATTTCGTGTATTATTGGAAAGATTTAGTCAAAATGCACTTTTCATTAATACAACACACCAACATCAAATTATTGAAAAACCACTTATGAGTCGTATGCATTCATTTAGAATACCCCTTCCATCTAAATCACAAATTTATTCTATTATAAAATTACTAAAACCAAATTTTAAAGAAGAGTTACCAGATTCACGTAATCTGGCATATATATTATTTCATTTAGATGCTTTACCTAAATCTAATCTTAATTATCCGCCTTTATTGGATACTAAACATAAATCACTTACATGTACTGAAATTCGACAATTATCTTATAAAATTTTTCAATATAAAATATCGAT